AAGAGAAATTAAATGGAAAGTAGATGACGCTATCGAATCTTTTACAAGATATAAAAAACTAATAGAAGACGAAAAGATAAAAGATAAAGTTATTACAGAACTAAAGAAAAGAGCAGAAGAATATAAAAAATTAGCTGAAGATTTATAAGATAAGCTACCTTTATAGGTAGCATAGAGTAGATATAAAAAGACTAATGCTAGGTATTCCATATCTATTCTATGGTACTTATAAAAGTACTACGCCCAACCATAGGCAGAGGAGGAAATTTAAAATGGAAGATGAAGTTGTAGAAAGTATACCAACAGAAACAATGGACTCAGAAGATGATTTTTTCGCAGACGTTGATAACGAAGTTATGAACGAAGAAAGTGAAGAGTCAGAAACATCAGAGGAAGAAACAAATGAGGATAGTGAACCAAACGAAACTCAAGAAGGTAATTCTAAAGATGACGTAGATTTAGCACCTTTATTAAAGGCTTTATCTGGAAAGATTAAGTACAATAAAGAAGAAGTTAATGTAGAAAGTATCGAAGATTTAATCAATGGGTACCAAAAAGGATTAAACTACGATAAGAAAGTACAAGAACTTGAAAATCTACAAAATAGCAAACTTGAACAGTATGCTAAACAAAAAGCAGAGGCTTTAGGTATCTCAGTTGATGAGTACATGGACAGAGTAGAAAAGTACGAAGAAAGTCAACAAAGAGAGCAAGAACAAAATGAACTAAATGAATTAGTTGATAATGGTATGCCTGAATCACTTGCTAAAGAGTTGATTGCTGGAAGAGAACAAAGAAGGCAATTACAAAAGGAATTAAATGAAATTAGGGAAGAAAGAGAAGCTGCAAAGAAAGAAGCTGCTAAAAATAAAGAGTATGAAGATTTCTTAGCTGCATTCCCAGATGTAGACCCTGATAAAATTCCTAAAGAAGTATTTGAGGAAGCTCAAAACACTTCATTAACTAACGCTTATATGAAATGGGAAATTAAGAATTTAAAAGACCAATTAAGCGTAGCAAAAACAAACGAAAAAAATGCGAGAGCATCAGTAGGTGGAGTTACTGAAACAGGACCTACAAACGAAAAACATGATAAAGACCCTTTCTTAGAGGGCTTTTATGAATAGGAGGAGATTTAAAGGGCAGGAATAAATTTAGCCGAAAAATATGAAAAGAAAGTAGATGAAGCGTTCAAAAAAGCATCATTTACAGCACCATTAGTAAACAACGATTATAATTTTGATGGAGTAAATAAAATTAATGTTTATCGTATTCCAACAGTAGCATTAAATGACTACACAAGAAGTGGAACATCTCGTTATGGTAGTCCAGACGAATTACAAGATAGCGTAGACACTTACACTTTAACAACTGATAAAGCATTTACATTTACTATTGACAAAGGAAATAACCAAGACCAATTAAATGTAAAAGATGCAGGAAGAGCACTTAAGAGAGAAATCGACCAAGTTATCGTTCCAGCACAAGATAAACAAGTTTTATCAGTAATTGGAGCAAAAGCAGTATCTAATAGTAACTATGGAACAGGAGCAATTACTAAAGCTAACGCTTATGAAAAATTCCTAGATGGACAAGAAGCATTAGACAACAAATTAGTTCCAACTGATGGACGTGTTGCAGTAGTATCAGCTTCTTTCTATAAGAACATTAAATTAGACTCTAGCTTCACTAAAACAGGAGATATGGCTACAAAATTAGCTTATAAAGGATTAGTAGGAGAAATCGATGGAGTACCAGTAATTAAAGTACCAAGTTCTTATTTACCTACTAACTGTGAATTTATAATTACACATCCAATTGCAACTATTAACCCTAAGAAATTAAGTGACTATAAAATTCATAGAGACCCACCAGGAATTAATGGTAACCTTGTAGAAGGTCGTGTAAGATATGACACTTTCGTTCTTGAAGCTAAAAAAGACGCTATCTACGCTCACTTTACTTCAATAAGTGGATAAGATAATCAAGAGTTTATCTCTTGATAAAAGGAGTTCTATACGAACTCTTTTTCTGAGGAGGTAATAAATATGACAGGAGAACAAGTATTTAATATAACAATGGCAATGATTGATGAAATGTTAACAACAGGGAATTTAGACCCAGAAGCTACAGCAGAATATAGAGCAAAAGCACCTCATATTCTTACAATGCTTCAAGATGAATTAATAGGAATAGAAAATAGATTTAGAAAAAAATCAGAATATATTTTCCCAATACCTATTGAATCATTAGACCAAACATTTCAAGTAGACGATATAAAGGCAGGTTCATTATTAACAAATGGATTAGCAGCACAATTAATGCTACATGAAGATAAAACATTAGCAAACTATTTTGAACAAAGATATGTTGAAATGAAAACTATGTTTATCAAAACTGCAGCAAATAAAACAGAAATTAAAAAAGATGTATATGATGCAAAACTAAGTTATTAGGAGGTGTTTAAAGGGCACAAATGATAATTGGCAAAGAACCAACGCCATTAAAAATAGAGAAATTCTTAGGTTTAAACATTTCTAATACAGGAGATACTCAAATTCAATTAGGCGAGTCAGGAGACATGACAAACTTCTTTATAACTAACGATTATAAGTTGAGAAAAATGTATGGTTATAAAACATTTTATGATTTTGGACAACCAGTAAGAGGTATGTATTCAACAAACTTAGGCGGAAATGAATATCTTTTAATTGCAGTTGATGGTAAATTATATTATTTTACTGCAATAGAATTAGCAGATGAAGCTAATTGGGATACACTAATTCCACATGAAATAGGTTCTATTCCTGATACTGAAACGTCTTTCTTTACTTTTAATAAAAAAGTATATATTCTTTGTGGAAAATATATGAGTTGGGATGGACAAACATTACAAGAAGTAGAAGGTTATACTCCTTTAGTATTTATTAATACTCCACCTGCTGGTGGAGGTCTTGTTTATGAAGAGTTAAATATTTTAAGTTCTAAAAAACACCAAACATTTAATGGAGATGGAACATCTACTGTATATCATTTAGCACAAAAAAATATAGAATCTGTAGATAAAGTTACTATAGGTGGAGATGAACAAGAAACAAGTACCTATACAGTAAATACAACAAATGGGACAGTAACATTTAATACAGCACCTGCACAAGGTATGGATAATGTAGATATTTACTGGACTTTAGATGATGGAACTAGAGACATTATAGAAGACATGAGATTTGGAACTATCTTTGGTGGAGATTTAGATACAAGAGTATTCTTATATGGAAATGAAGATTGTCAAAATAGAACTTACTATAGTGGGCTTGAAGATGGAGAACCAAGTGTTGAATACTTTCCAGCTTCAAACTTTGTAGACGTAGGACCATCAAACTTTGCTTTAACAGATTTAACAAGACAATATGATAGACTTTTAGCAACAACAAATAGACCTGAAGCATATTATATGACAATAGGTTTAGAAAAATTAGATGTAACATTATCAGATAATTCTAAAACAACAAGATATGTTTCAAGCGTATCAACTTTCCCATTAAATGAAATACATGGTAATTTTGCAAATGGGCAAGGACAATTAATAGATAATAACCCTGTTACTTTTGATAAAAACGCTTTGATTATGTGGAAGGCTACAAACGTACGTGATGAACGTAATATGGAAGATATATCCCAAAAGATAAGATTAGATTTAATTAATATAGACTCAAGAATGATTAGGTCTTTAGACCATCAATCAGAAAACCAATTATGGTTTGGAGCAAATGACGTTATATATATTTATAATTATTACAATAAAACATACTCAAGAATAAAAATACCAGTTTATTTAAGACACTTTGCTGATGTAGATAACTCAGTATACATGGGAACTAATATGGGTCAAGTAATGAAATGGGGAGACCAGTTTGATAAATTTGACGACACATTAATAAACGCTCATTGGGAAATGAACTTCAGCGATTTTGGAGAAGCATACAGAAGAAAAACAATGAATAGATTATGGGTATTAATGCAACCTCAAGCCAAATCTAGTGCAGATATAGGATATGTAACAAATAGAGCGGCATCATCAAGTAAAAAACATATTCAATATAATATTCAAGTATTAGATAATGTAAACTTTGCGTCTTTCAGCTTTGAAATGTCCACAAACCCACAACCGTTTAGGTTGAAAATGAAAGCAAAAAAATTTACAAACTTAAAGATAACAATAGATAATAATGAGGAAACAGATTGCACTATACTTCAATTAGTACTAAAAGTAGAATCATTTGGAGAGAGTAAATAGAAAGGGAAATAAAAAGGACAAAAGAAGATATTAAATTATTAACTGAAATAGACCAAAGAAGTAAAAATAATACAAAAAGAATAGATGAACACGAAAAAAAGATTGAAGAATTATCAGATGTTTATATTGCTTTAACTCAAGTAAATGATAAAGTAAATACTATAGATACTGATGTCAAAGAAGTAAAAAAAGATTTACAAGAAATTAAAGATAAACCTGCAAAGAGATACGAAACAATTATTGGCTGTTTAATAACGGCAGTAATATCAATAATCGTTGGTTACTTGTTTGCTAAAATAGGATTAAAATAAGGAGGTGTTTTAAAGGGAACTACAATATATTATAGGTTTAGTAACAGTACTTGTTACTTTTATTTTAGGTATTATAGCTAAGAAAAATCCAAAAATAAATAATAAATTAATACCTATTCAAAACTTAGCTGTAGGTATAATAGTTGCAATAATTGAGTGGATAATAACTAAAGATTTTAATGCAGCTATAGCCTTAAGTGGTTTATTAGCTGGTGGTACTTATGATATACTTCATAATCTACAAAAATTATTAAAAGGAGATGATTAATAGGGCAATAAGTAAATTAATAGTAGACGTAAATAATATTCAAGCGTTATCAGATAGACCAAATGAAATAGATGGTTTAACTTCTGCAGAATTAAAAGCAAAATTCGATAAAGCAGGAGCTGATATAAAGACTTATTTAAACGAAGTTTTAACAGAAGAATTAGACTCAAAGTTTTCTTCAATAACTGAAGACTTTGTAACAACTTCGGACCCAAGACTAACAAATTCAAGACGATGCAATAATACATTTGATAGTTG